AAAGATATCGTCCGTGAATTTGTATTCATGGATTTTGGAAAGGTTCAATTCGCCAGTTTTAGATATCTTTGCACGGCTTTGTTGTTCAGCATTCTTACGCATTTCAAATTCTTTGGCGAGATAAGACACAACTTTGTTGGATTCTATGCGAAACTTCTGAAAATTGCTTTTCATTACTGTAGGGTTATAGTAGTCTTTGATTGAACCATTATAACCGGTCAGGTTGTGTGTGGTAATTTCGTTCAGAATGGTTTTGTAACCAACAATGACCTCTTTGGTATTGATTTTCGGAATGTTTCCATATCTCATGTCACGTTTGTTCTTGGTGTCAAACAGTTCCTTCTCTTTTTCACGGAAAGAATTGTCAGTTTCAGATTCTAGCAATTGTTCAGAATCATTCGAACCTTCGGTACCCCCTTGCTTGCCGTTTTCTTTACTGTCGGGTTCGTTTTCTTTTGACTCTGGAGTTTCAGGTTTTCCACCGTCACCGGCAGATGAATCAATTTCACCGTCTTTTTCTTCACCGTCTTTTTCTTCACCACCAGAAGATTCAGTTTCTTCTTGAGAATCTTCATCAAAATCAAAATCACCACCATATTCACCTGAACCATCGGTTTCTTCCTCAGATTTCTGACCTTTTGTTGGTTTAGGTTGCTTCGGTTTTTCGTCTTTTTTCATCTGCATGAATGCTTGAATCTTTTTTGCAATTTCGACAGTTTCCTCGAATGTCTCCGCTACTTCCACTTCGCGGAGAAGTACGGTTTCTTCAACAGTGAAGTCGATAATCTGCGCGGCACCACCTTTTGTATAGAGGTTGATGCGGTCAATGAAATTGAGCTTGTTTAGGTTCTTGCCTTTGACGCCGAAAAAGTTGAGTTCCATCAGTTCTTGATAACCCTTGACAAAGGAAATACGAATACCTGGGAATTTACGCTTGATTTTCTTTTCGATGCGAACATCCTCACACACATTGAGAATGGAACGATTGACTTTGAGATCAATAACACAGTGATGCCAGCCTTCGGCCGGGGTTTCGAGTGCATGACCAACTTCGTGACCTAGTAGCAGGTCATAAACTTCAGGAGAGAGTTCGCCGTTCAGCAGGGGAACAGTCAAGACACGGTTTTTAGTGTCAAACGTTGCAGTGTGAACATTTTTCTGTTCAACAATCAAATTTTCCGAAGCCATCAGGCGAGCCAGATTAGATTTTGATTCGACTAGCATATTTTTCTCTATTCCTTGTGTGTTTATGTATATATTATAGCAAATCCACAAGGATTGGCAACCTCAATGTTGTTTTTTTGTCACACTTTTTTTAAAATTATGATTCCATCTTCATTGGCTTCGAAATTTAGTGTGTCTCCTTCTTTCCATCCGAGTTCATCTATCATTTCGGGAGGAAAAGTGAGTATTCCGTCACCGGAGCCGTCTTCGGCGTCTTCGATGAACATAGTACCGTAAGTTTTTGGTTTCGGATTGACCCAATTGTCAACAACTTGTGTCAAATGTTGCCAAGGCTCTAAAGTTTCAATATCATTGGACATTATCGCGCCCCGAAAACACAATTTTAAACACAATTTTGTTCTGTTTTTGTGCAACTGCAAGATTAACGTCCATTAGTACCTCCTGAAGTTGTTCCCAACTCATATTTTCGAGCCCGTTTAGAAATTCTTGTGTTTCTTCATCAATTGTCATTTTTGTCCTTCAAAGGGTGTTTAGATTTGCGTTGATATTTCGTTTCAATCTTGTGGCGCATTCCAGGCTTGATTGGTATACGACATACCGGCTTTTTCAATTTTAGTATCATCTTCATTTTACCTCCGCATTTTGGCCATATCTTGTGCTTCTTCAATACTGAATACTGGCACAGCATTTGACTTGTGTAGTGTACCAATACCAATCATTTTATTTCCTGTGTATACATTTCTAATACGTGCTGGTGCAACGGAGAGTCCTGTATCCAAGGAAGGAATATGTTTAGTATTAGTTCTGCCTACGGGCGTGGGTAAACTGTACACCAAAGGTTCATATTTAGAAACCTTAGTGGTATATGCTGTTTGGTGTTTAGAAAGCCATTGTTCATATTGCTCACGTTCCTTTTTAGGTTTGAGCTTCATCTTGGACTTCCTAATATTTGCAAAAATCATCATAAAGTATCTCCTATGCTGTTAGTATCATTATAGCAGCATAGGTGTTAAAAGTCAAGTGGTGTGTTGTTTTTAAGTCACTTTCTGCGCGCCGGTTTCGCAATCTCAAATCCGTAATCTTCATCACGGCTTCTTTGCCTGGTTTTCTTCAATTCTACGGTTTCTTTCTTCCGTTGTTTGTTCTTCACAAAATTTTGCATAGATTCATATTCATCCGAATATTCTGATCCGTAACGATATCTATCAACTGATTTTCCCACTTCTTTTCTCCGTAATTAACTAACAATATCTGGGATGTTTTCTTTAATGAACTTGTAAGTCAAGCCCCGAACACCCAGGTCCTTTTTGAAAATACCAATAACAATATCCGCTTCACGGGGTTCAAGAGATTCCAAGAACATCAAAAGAAGTTCTTCCGAACGGCGTGGCCGTAGTTTCTCTGCGGTTTCATTACCTTGTTGAAATCTGTATAGACGTTTCAATTCAGTTTCCAGTGACGCAAAAGAAATACCAGGTTTAGTGTCTGGCTTCTTATAGTTTGGAGGATATGAATCATATTTCCACTTCACTTCTGGTCGATAAGCCAACTGAAGTACCAATTTCAAGGTCGGTGTCCAATTCTTCGCCAATACTTCAATCTTATCTTGTTTAGTGTCTGCTTTCACAAACTCATCAAAAATCTCATATACATTCTTACGCATTAAAATTCTCCAATTACATCCATTAAATTCTTAAGTTTCTTGTCCATGAAATAAGGGATTAGCTTAGAACGTGGAGCCTGTTTAGTGTTATCATATGTATGAATAATTGATTCCTTAATATCTGTAGGAATATTAATAAGGTCAATCAGCACTTGATTGCGAGTAAAACCAGTTCTCGCAACTTCATCATAGTTGTTGTGATCTTCATTTAGAAAAGCATTTAGTTTGATTTCGGTCATACTCTTTTGGCGAATTCCACGAACCAACGTATCACCCGGGGATAGAATATTGGGTATGCCGTCACCAGTATCACCACCGATGATTTTGGCTTTCAACTCAGAAGTAGGATTCACTGACACCAAATACTTCTTGGTTGTTGGACTGTACTGTTTAACGTTATTGTACTTTTGCAATTGAAGGAAATCTCCGTCACTTGAAAGGATTAGAACCTTCTCGGTACCAGAGTGTCGAGGTGCTAGAGTACCAATGATATCATCAGCTTCTGCTCCGTCAACATCAATAACTTTGTATGGGAAGTTATCTTTCAATTCCTGCTTAAGGTTACCCAGTATTGAAAAGATCAGATGCCAGTCGAGTGGTGACTTATCGCGGTTCTTCTTCCGTGATGCCTTATAGAAAGGAAAGTATTCTTTCCGCCAGTACCTTTGATTATCGCAACAAAGTACGACTTCACCATATTCTTGGCGGAACTGTCGAACGTGACCGCGAAGAATATTGAGAACTAGATGACGGATCAAATTTTCTTCAAGTTTGATATTCTTTTGTCCAGAAATCTGGACCATGAGACCAGCCAATAAGACCTGGTTCAAATCAACTAACAGCATTGTATACCTTATTTAATTACTCTACAGAGGATTGTATCAGAATTAATACGCCCTGTCAATGGTCGAGCAGTAGCATTGATATCGGAAAGCACCTTTTTCAGTGCAATTTTACCAGACTTGGTCACCAGAGGGAGTATAACTTCTGGTTTTCTCACAGTCTTCTGAATTGAGGAAACTTCATTGAAGTTGAGAAGTGTGGTGCCTTTGACGGTTAGACCATCTGCATCGTTTGCATGGTAGCATCCGAGTTTCCTAGTTTTGGTATTGAACGTCCACAATTGCATACAACCAACAATGTCAATAGGATTAATGGAAACAATCTTATACTCATTATCATCCTTTTTGAATATCATTTTGCCGACAACCTTACTTACAGGTTGGGCTTTCTTTTTACGTGGTGCCCTGGTGGCTTTACCGTTATGTGCAACTTTCTCAGAATCAGTAATTATGGATTTAATCAAATTGATGAATGCCTTGAGTTGTGGCTTAGTTAGTTGTGAATAGCCTTCGACTAAATCTTTGTCTTTACCTAATAGGGCTTCTTCCAATTCCAAGAGAAGTTTGGTAAAATGTTGAATGATAACTTTGGTGTGGGCACCTTTTACACCAGATGTTTGCATCCATTGATATGGATTAAATGTGTTAAACTTGCGGGAACTCACACATTCATCAATTTGACCTTCCAATTCGCCAACATGTTCTTTCGATTTATCGACCACACGTTCTTGAATGGAAATAGTCTTTGTCTCAACAACCTTTGCTTCAACGATAGGTCGAATCTTTGATTTCAATCGTTTGAAAAACGAATCAATCCATTGTTCACTATCTTCGGAGATTGGACCACCACGGAGCTTAATTCGGCAAACGAAGCCTAGGTTCTGAAACTCGGCGTCAGAAACCTTTTCGAGAGAGTCGAGGTCCTTTTTCGGTGCTTGAATTTCTTTGAGGTAAGATAGTGCAAACTTCTTACTCTCTTTTGTGTCTGAATGATAGTTATACCAGTTCAATGCACTTGTCAATGATGCCTCACCATTCTTCCAGGTTGGTTCACCACCAGCAAGAGCTTTTTCGAAATCTTTAACCGTTGCGTGTCTCATGTGTATTTACTGCCTTAATAGAGTCCAGGCGAAATGAACGCCAACCTTTGGCATCCACATCCCATACAGCAAGTGTATCAGGATTTTCTGCTCTTGGCAACGATTCTGTTAGAAGTTGTTGTCCTCCTACAACAGGTTTTTGTGGTATATATTCCGGAAGCAAGGTGCAGTTCATTGTACGTTCCGAACCATCAATCTTTGTGAAAATAACGGATCTTACGTTATTCTGCAAAACTTCTTTTAATTCATACTTTTCAATCATTTTTCATTTTCTTTCGGTAAAACTTCTTTTAATTCATACTTTTCAATCATTTTTCAATTTTTTTTCATAATTTTTAATTGACATTTTTGCATCTTTGGTCATTTCAACAAATATTTCTTCCATAAATTTATCTGTTGTTGTGGTAGATTTAACTACTACACCTACAAAACCATCTTCCATCATTCGTGAGATATAATCGAGTGGTGAAGAAAGTATTGCTTCAAATCTCTCAGGCAAATGTGGTGGAAAATATTTAATGATAATAATATCGTGCATATCACCAACCATAGAACCTTTCTTCTTCTCACCAAACTCTTTCAGTTTAAACCCCGAAACTTCAAGATCATCTTCTTCATTATGATAGAAGTTTATACCATCATAATCCTTATCCATTAATACTCGTAAGAATTCTTTCATTGAACGCCCTTATATGTGATTTTCTTACTTTTACCATAATCCATGCGTTATAATAATCTGGGGATTCTAAAACACATCTATCAAATTGTTCTTTAGCTTCAAGATAACCACATTCACCTTTACCTTTGCATAGGTGTAGGATTTCTCGTTTGAACTTTTCTTGTCCCTCTATTATAACATCATTTTGCAGTTCTGTGTTGGATCCGTAGTAAGTTTGCCAATCTGAGGAGGTTTTATACCGCTTTTTCTTTCCTCTGGTAACCTTGGTTCTCATTGAATAGAAAAACTTCTTTCCAACGTACTTTTTACCGGTTTGCACATTGGTGATAAGATAGACGAATCCATAATTATCACTAATGTCTTCCTCAAGAAATTCTTTTTCTCCGTAAGTCCAAATCATTCATCATACTCGGACAAATCTTCATCGTCTTCACTCAACTCATCCGATTCTACTCCTTCTATCACTTCTCCGCAAAACGGACAAAATGTTGGAGTTTCATCAGATACAAATTCGGTTTCATATGCTATTTCAAATGTCGATTCGCAGCTATCGCAATCTGCTGTTATTATTTTCTCTGTCATTTATTACTTCCTTTAATTTTAAGCCCAAACATCTCCCCAATCACCCTTCAATGCACCCTTTGCATAGTCTGTTGCACGATTCTCGAAGAAGTTTGTGTGTGTCGGTGCGTTAATCATTTCCTCCACCCATGGAAGAGGATTCTTTTTCACCTTAAAGATGCCTTTTAGACCTAATGAAATTAACCTACGATCTGCAATATAACGAATATACTGCTTAACATCAGTATCAGATAATCCGTGTATTGCACCCATTGAAAAAGCAAGGTCAATAAATTTGTCTTCAAGTTCCACCATGCGCTCGGCGATGGTATAAATCTTACCTTTAAGTTCATCATTCCAAATCTCTTTGTTTTCTTCTATGTATGTTCTAAACAATTTAATCATAGACTCGGCGTGTTGAGTTTCATCTACAATCGACCATGTTACAATCTGACCCATACCCTTCATCTTGCCGGTCCGCGGAAAGTTCAACAGCATAATAAATGATGAGAACAATTGCATACCTTCAGTGAATGCGGAGAATACTGCAATGTGTGTTGCAGTAGATTCTTTGGTTCCATTACTAGAAGAAATATCAAGAACATAATCATGTTTGTCCTTCATTTCTTGATAATCCAAGAACTGGTTATATGTAGTCTCAGGTAAACCGAGTGTTTCAATGAGGTGAGAATATGCAGCAACGTGAAGTGCTTCACGAGCAGCAAAACCCAATAACATCATCCTTACTTCAGGCTGGGGAAAATAGGGGAGATAATTGTTGACGTAACCGCCGGCCACATCAATGTCACCCTGCGTAAAGAACCTAAAGATATGAGTCAGGAATTGTTTTTCTTCATTTGATAACTTCTTCCAATCCTTAACATCTTCCGCCATTGGCACTTCTGTGTGTAGCCAATGTGACTGTTCGTGTTTGAGCCAAGCATCATATGCCCACGGATAATTGAAAGGCTTAAATGAGTTTCGTTCATCTGTCAACCTGGCCACAACCTTTTTAATCATTAAACCACTCCGTCAATTGTTTTTTGGTTTTCATACCTATTATCCTTTTCATTTCAATATTTTCATCCATCATAATCAATGTAGGTACCGACCGAATACCATATTCAATAGCAAGTTCTGAATGTACATCAATATCTATTACTTCAATTGGAAGACCAAAATTTGATTCCTCCAATTGAATTGATAGTGCTTTACAAGGTTGACACCAAGAAGCCGTAAATCTCAAAATCTTTTTCATTTTAATTGCACCAAGATTGTTTTGCTTCCCCGTAATATTCACGAGCGTAACCATTTTGAATTAACATTGTTCGGAGGCTTTTACCATCGAGCAATACATCGCCCAGTACACGACCACCATATTTGTCCCAATCCATTAAAATTACTTGACGACGAGTTGCCCCGTTGATTTGTGCCTTGGTGAATGCAGAAGCTGCTTGACCTCTTGCTTCTTCACTTGGGCAACCTGCGCGGAATCCTTTTTCAGGTGTATCAACTCCAAATACTCGAATACTGAGTTCTTTCTTGAGTGGGTCCGGAAGGAAGTTTGCTTGAAACGCTACTGTATCCCCATCAATAACTCTTGTAATGACTGCATCATATGTGACGCCGGGTTTTTGCTTCTGTGCAAAAGATATTGTTGCCAACAATGACAACATCAAAATTGTTAATAGTTTTTTCATTTTCAATTCATTTTTCTGTTTTTTCGTACATGAAGGTATCGGTGTCACCTAAAGCCCACTTTGCTTCAGTTTCTACTGACCATCTTTTGGTTGATGCTTTAAAATCAGGATATTTCAACTTACTAGGATTGCTTGATGGTTCAAGTATGAGCATTCTATTGTTTGGTTGACATGCGAACTGACCATTATCACATTTAATAAAGTTATATGATTTGTGATCTTCAACATCCTCTGAGAAACCGGTATCTATAACGTTAAAATCTGGGTGTGCCGAATCCACTGTGAACAAATATTCACCATACATCCAACCACCAGATTTTGTTTTGAATTTACACCTCATAGATTGAAGTTGTGCCTTTTTCAAAACAGTAATATCATAACTCAAACAGTCCCATAATTGCAATTGATCGAGTGGTAAAGGTTCACCTTCAATTGGTTTCCAGCAGTATGCGCTAATTGGTAATTTGTCGTACAATGCGCCATACTCATTCAAATATGATTCTATACGAAATGCCTGACCTCTTAATGATTTTATACTGACCCACCAACAAAGTTCAAGTTCTCCATGACCCTTCTCAAAATCATAGAGAAACTCTTTGCGAACAAAACATTTGACTGTGGGTAAATTAGCTATAATGTGTGACATAATCAACCCTCACATGCGATACAATCATTACCTTCTGCAATTGCAGTCATATCAATCTCTTTAATCACATCACGTTCAATACGTCTAGACACCTTATCAGCTTTACCAATCTTTTCTGACCGGCAGTAATATAATGTTTTCACACCTTTTTTCCATGCCAAGAAATGTATTGCATGTATATATTTGATATGGGAATCAGGTCGGAAGAACACATTCAGTGATTGTGCCTGGTCAATGTATACTTGACGGTCAGCAGCATGTTCAATGATCCAACGTTGGTCAATCTCCATCGAAGTTTTGAACACCGCTTTCGTAAGTTCATCCATCCAAGTTAAATGTTGTACCGAACCATCGTTTGCAATGATAGATGACCAAATATCGTTGTATTCATTTCCACTGATCGAAGCATTCTCATCTCCATACTGAAGATATTTTCCAATGACTTTATCGAGCCAACGGTTCTTATTCATAAATGAGCCAGATAAAGTGTCCTGACGGTATGCATTAGCACGATAAGGCTCGATAGAAGGGCTAGTATTTCCCATGATGATAGACGAAGAAGCATTTGGAGCGATAGCCATAAGATGACTAAAACGCTGACCAGTCCCCCTAGCATCGGGTGCCTCACCACGTTCAGAACCGAGTTGAAGATTCGCTTCATTCAATTTACTCCTGATATGTTTGAAAATTTGTTTGTTTAAAACTTTGGCCATCACACCTTCAAATGCTACATTGTTCTTTTGGAGAAAAGCATGAAAACCGAGGGCACCAACACCAATAGAGCGTTCCAACTGAGCAGAATATCTTGCTCTTTGTATGCTATTAGGAGCATTATCAATGAAATACTGAAGAACGTTATCGAGCATCTCCGCAACGTCCCGAAGAAAGGTTGGATGATCTTTCCAATCATCATAATACTCCAAGTTCAGTGACGATAGACAACATACGGCAGTCCTTTTTTCATTGGTTGGAAGAATAACCTCGGAACATAGATTTGATTGGTGAATTTTTAGACCCTTATCTTTCAAGAACTGTGGCATTGCACGGTTGCTTGTGTCGATGTAGTGTATGTAAGGTTCACCTGTGTGCATACGAAGTTCGAGAATTTGCTGCCAAAGATGTTTAGCAGAAACTGTTTCCCGCACTACTCCTGAATGTGGATCAACTAAATCCCAGTCATCGGTTGCATTAGTATCAAGCATACACTTTTCGATAATTTGCATGAAGTTATCGGTGATATTGATGCCGTGATGGAGGTTCAAACAACGAACATTGGGATCACCGGTTGCCTTCCTCATTTCCAAAAATTGAAGGATATCAGGATGAGAAATATCAAGATAGGCGGCATAAGAACCACGACGAGTGCGGCCTTGACGATAAGCCAAAGAAGATGCATCATAAATTTTAAGATGTGGCATAACACCAGTAGACTTATCATCGGCAGAGCGAATGCCAAAACCAATGCCCACACCACCACCGAACATAGAAAGCCAATTGGTTTCAGATAAGTTTGCAACTAATCCCTCCGCAGTATCTTCAACATAATTGAGAAAACATGAAATAGGTAAGCCACGCTTACTACGCCCAAAAGAAAGAATAGGTGTAGAATAAGACAACCAATGTTTGCTGCTATAATCGTATAAAAGTTGAGAGTGCAACGGATTGCTGCCGAACGCCGATGAAACGAACGCGAATCGTTCCTGCGGTGAGGTTTCATTGTCTCGCATGTAGGACTCTTTAAGTCTTTTAATTCCAAGTTCATCGAATAACTTGTCCCTTTCTAAATCAATTTCGATATCCATATATTGCATTTTCATACCTGTTCTTTTAATATTTTTTCAATGTCTGGCGGAGACCAATCTTCAGGTTTCAAAACTTTACCATCCACTCGCTTTAAAACTTTACCTGTCGAGGAGATTTTACTCAGATTACTTCTGGAGACTTCATTCCAAATTTCTTGCTGTGGAAGTTGTAATGTATGTTCAAGACCTTCAATTACCCATTTCAAATCTGCACACCCATCAGCAATTTCAACCATATCTTTTCCAAAGTATGCCCTCATCAATTCGTCAAATTCTTCACGAATCAAACGGCGATATAGATCAGCTTGGCTGCCAAATCCTACTTCTGTTTGATCACATGCATCCATGAAAATCTTTACATCATTATTACTGTTCATTGGTATACTCCTTAATCATTGGGAAAATTGGTTCAATTGCTTTTGCACATGCGATTGCAATTTCTTGGTGTTCTTTTTGTGTACCATTAGCTGACCTCAGTTGTATATAGTGAACCCAGGAACGGAGAGTTCCATTCATGTACATACGAGATTTAGTCATACCTTCCGGTAAAATTACTCTTGCTTGTTCCTTGGCAATTCCGTTTTTAAGTGCCCATGTATAATATGTTTTTACATTCTTTGTAATTTGGTCTTGATAGTATTTCCACTTATCTTCAACTGGAGTTCCATCCGAATCTTTTCTTTCATCCATTTCTATACTATTCTGTCTATTCTTAGTATCTTGAAGTCTAGCTTCACGAGTAACAAAACCTAGTTGATATGCATCAGCATACCGTTGAGAAAACTCTTGGAACGAGAAGGAACGATGACGAAGAATCTGTCTAGCAATATCACGAGTAGTATCAATCTCCAAGCACACAGAAACCATTTCTAGAGGCGACCAGTGCTGGTTCTTAATCAGATACCGCACCAATTTCTCCGAGGTTTCCATATTCATCTGGTTTGAGGGATTTGAAACACGGGCAGTGAATGCTATTTGGTCAAGTAAATTCCAACCTTCTTTTGTTTGTGAATAGTTAATTAATTTTACCGTCATATTTTCTTCCATTGTATAAATTCCATTTTTGCTCTCAAGTTCACAAAGGTGTTCTTGTCTATAATATCGACGAGTTCTTCCTGAGTAAAACCCGATAGAATCATATCATTAATATCTTTTTCTTGCATCATTTCCGGCCAGATGCAAATGTTGAAGTGTTCCTCAATCGCTTTATCCATGAGTCTGCAAATATCTTTATTCCTAGGTTCATTATCAAATACTAGGGTTATTTTATCTCTCCCAATGTATTTTACCGCATTTGCCAAATTGGCATCGGCAGTTGCTACTGCATTCGGTAAAAATAAAGAATCGAGTGGACCTTCAGTTACATAAACTTTTTCTTGTAGTTTAACTTTATTGAGGCCGAAGATTTTTATACTTTCTTCCGCAATCTTAATTGTGATATAACGAATTTTCGAATCACCTAGGGTTCGACCTTGAATTGCAAGTAATGAACCGT